ATTCTAAACTGTCAATTTCGTAGGTATAATGGAGTGGTACTCCATCAATGCCTAAATCGGTAACGAGTTCTATGGCTTCTTCGTAGGGGTGATTGGTGATAAGGTCATCTTCCTCACTATATACCATTTCTTCTTTGTACATAGCTTGTAATTGCTGTGCTACTTTTTCAGTAACTTCACCGTTAAATCTAACTTGGTATGTTACTGTTATACCTAATTCGTCAATTGTTACTTTTTTATTTTTCATCTTTTTACTGGTGTTATCTTTAAATAAATCGTCAATATTTAAATTATCAATGTTACCTAAGTTAATTTGCTCTTTGATTATGGCTCCTGTATTATTTATAATTTGCATCGCTTTTGTCAATATTTTTAGTGTTAATTATTTTTCCTAAACTAAGTACAAAGTACTGTTTCCCTTCTTCAGCACCCCATTCACTCTTTCCTGTGCCTTGGGTGATCCCTTTCAGTTCAATAGCAAACCATGGCGCATAGCTCCCATAGCCATTGCGAAAGATGATCCTATCATATTTCTTTCCGATAAGCCGCTTTTCCCAATAGGGCTTGATCTCTCGGTATTCCTCCTTCTTCTCTCCTGAGAGAATAAGGTCAAACCAGTTTTTCTTGAGTGTAAGGTGTAAATTCATCTACTATAAATTTTAATCTTTTGGCTATTAATTCTACTATATCCACAGTTACGGCGTTGCCGATTAGCTTGTATCGTTGTGTTTTTGAGATACGCCTTATTCTCCCGTTATAGTCACCATATTGGGTGAAGTTGTCAGGAAACCCTTGCAGGCGTTCGCATTCTATCTCTGTAAGGCGGCGCACACCATTAAGTAAATTATTTTCTTGAAAAGCATTACTCGATATAGTAGGGCAGATTTTGAGGTCAGCACCTTTATTTTTCCCTCTTTTAAGTTGTCTTATCACAGTCATGTCCGAGTGTAGTCCTCCTGAGTGCCCTCCGCCTGTGAGTGTGGCGGCAACCTTTGGGACTATATAAGTATCATAACTCCCCATCTTGGAGTAGCGGGCTGTTATTGTTCGTGCAAGTGAAGATTTGAAATTTCCACCTCTCCAACCTTTTTCCCTTGTCTTTCTGTCAAGTAATTTATCATTTTCTCCGAAAGGAAATACTCCTGGGAT